CCACCACTTATTGAATAAGGTAATTTTATTCTCATAGTGCGTTTTAGTTTTTGGTGGCATCGATCCGACTAGCAACCTCGCAAAGCTCTGCCATGTATGGCCGTTTGGTTTTGTGATCTTACGGTAGCCCATGATATTACCGGAGTCATTCACATACAAAGCCCCACCATTCGCACCGTTAACCCTTGCCACTACCCGCGCCCATGTTTCAGGCTCGATCAAATGGAACAACCATAAACCCCTTCTTTGATCATCCCCGTACGGCTGGCATATTCTCATTTGAGATATTGTTAATCCAGCTTTATACATCAGGTCATAAAGTTTGTTGTGAGGCTTGTCGGGGTTCTTTGCGTGGTAAATCCAAAGGTCTTCCGTTGTCCAATCGTAAACAGGATAAATGTTAAAAACACTATCAGTTACTTTTGTAGTCCATTGATTTCCGTTGTGGGTTATCTTGCTTGTGCTGGCTATTGTTCTGAATCGATTCAAACTTTCATCCGTACGAATGCCAACAAAGCAAGCGCACGTTTCACCTTCTGAATACCATTCACCAAACTCCGGAACAAACTCTTCAAACTCCATCCCTTTTGAAAAGAACGGAAAAGCCTTTTCGTTTTTGATGGCCTCTTTTGGCATTTCTCTAACCCATTTCTCTTTTGCTTCTGCATCCCAGCAAAGCCAAAACGGATCGTAAACGCTTACCGCATTGCGTAGGTGAATAGGCAGGCACACCCAAAAATGTTCTGAATATTCGGAATACATTTCTAGGCAGGTACGGATATGGTCAATCGTTACTTTGTACTGCCCCTCAAGGTCAACGAATAATATTCCGATCTTTCTTTTACGCTTGATCGCTTCATCCATTACAAGATGGAGCATTACAGTTGAGTCCTTGCCTCCCGAAAAGGAAACGTAAATCTTATCGAAACTGTCAAATGTGTATTCAATACGGGCTTTTGCCGCATCAAGAACATTCATTCCAAGTGGCTTTTTAGGCATTTTGCAGGTGTTTAGTTTCCCAGATTGCTATTGCCTCTTTTGCTTTGTCGTTAGCTTGAACCCTTTGTAAGTCGGTTAATTTGTTCCAAGCCATGCGGGTAATGTATTCAGGTATGCCAAGCTCCAAGCATACGGCCGCATGACCTATAAAGGCCTTTCGGTTCATTCCGGTATCGGTGAGATTGTGTTCGCAAGTAATAGGCCATTCAACAATAACGCGAAGCATGGCCTTACCATACAAATCTGCATTACCAGTAAAATCGATTGCTTGCTGTAATAGGGACTCTTGTTTTTCGGGGTCACACTTTGACCACATCCCTGCTTTGAAATCTTCCCACTTGAGATATGGGTGATAAATTTTTTCTATATTTGGCACGATTGTTTGTTTAAGCGACTACAATTTATAAAAAGCCAGTGAGATTAATAGTCTTTATTGGCTTTTTTTCTGTCAACTCGCCCCCTGTAAAATATCACCACCGACACGATGCAGGCCAAAATTACGATCATTGAAATTCCTGGAGGGACATTATCGATCATGTAGCTCAATGCCGGAAAGAACGCACAGAATAAGATTATCGCTATCGAAAGCCCTACCATTACAGCTATGCCTATTCCTTGCCAGTGGTGGTGCTTGTCTAGTTGTTTGGATAGTTTTAAATGCTTCTCGCGTCTTAGTCTATCCTGGTTTTGTTGGGTGTTATCGGTGAAGGTGTGTATCATAATGCTTGTCTATTGTTTTACAAAATGCTAATACTAATGCTGGTACAACTGCGTTTCCTAATCCTCTAACTCTGTCCATCCGATGGGGTAGCCCATCATCTCTTCCAAGTACAGGGGATTGAGTAGGGAATTCTCGCCAGTAATTGAATTCCACTAAATCGCCCAGGCTGTTCGTTGGATTTCTCCCCTTGCGTTTCAATGTTTCGGGATGACGTCCACCCTTGTATTCTCTTGCTGTGGGCGTTGGCAGTAATCCCGCCTTCGCAAGTCCTGTCAAAGTTAAAGTTACTGGTCTTGATTTGTCGCCATTCGAATACTGGTAAGGGGCGGACGAAACTACAGGAGTAGGCAATAAACCAAACCCGATACCTTCTGTGTGGGGCTTCAATGCCGCAAGCTGGAAGTATGATCGCTTGTACTTCGTAACCTTCATTCTCCAAATCAATCTGGATTTGCTCGAAAACCAATCCGTCTGACCAATCAATAAGGCCATAAACGTTTTCGCCCAGGACGTACTTCGGTTTAATCTCCCGAATGACTCTAAGCATTTCCGGCCAGAGATAACGGTCATCGTCTGTACCTTCACGTTTGCCTGAGTGGCTAAATGGCTGGCATGGGAATCCTCCTGAAAGAACGTCAATTGTCCCGAAGTACGGCCGGCCGTCAAATTGTTTGATATCTCCATACCTTTTTACGTTTGGGAAATTCTTAGTTAAAACTTTATTACACCACGGATCCCGCTCAACCTGGAAAACATTTACCCAGCCGTTCATTTCAGCAGCTAAATCAAATCCTCCTATTCCGGTAAATGTTGAAGCGTGGCGCATTAAATGGCTATTGAATACCTAATTACGCGCTTTCTGGTCTTAGTTACAATCCATTCTTTGGAAACTTTGTAGGCTTTTTTTATCTCGCAAATCCTCCCTGATAGGTTCACGCAGCCGAAACGGTTATAGGCCATGAGTTGGGTAACCTTGCCGCCTTTCAGCATGAAATCGGTTATCGCTTTTGTCTGACTTGTCTTTGCGTTCATAAAGATTCTAGGGTTAGGGGGTTAGACGTTTAGTGAGTTTAAAAAATCTCTGCATAGTGGTAGCTTAGTGTAAGCCTCGTCAATCAATTCCTGCTCGTATGGTACGACAAACTCATGCCATCTCATTCGCGCGGGAATATCTCCGAACGTCATGTTCTTTTCAATCTGCTCGAATTGCGCTTGCAATTCTGGGCTTGCGTCTGGATCGATTACATTCATTGCCCATTGCAGCTTACGTTTTGCGTCCTCGATTAAATGCAATGGAGTATCGACCAAACAGTAAACAAGTCCGGACAATCTCGCTGGCGTTAAATCCATGTAGCCGTGAAGCTGCCATTTGTAATTCTTGTTTAATGGCTTTGGAATAACCCCGTAGAATGTGAACAAGTCCCAAGATGTTTTAATATCTTTTATCTCCGTTGCCTCCATGATTGCAGAGCCTTTGTAAAGATCAGGCGTCCCCACGAACATAGAGTTTGAAATTGTTTCCGCGTTCTTTTTGTAGAAGGTATTCGTTTCAACGGAGTACAGGGTAATGCTTTCCTCTTCCTGAAGCGTTCCCTTTTCCATGTATTTATTCGTAAACTCCTTGCGTCTGCCGAACGTTTCTTCTATCCAAATCTCAAGAAGTTTTGATTTACAGGTTTCGCCCAGCAGTTCACCTTTTGCCTTTGGCGGGGTCATTAATTCTCCCAGCGAGGACGGGTGAAATAGGTACTTACTAAAGTCCTTGTATTTGAAATCTACATCTTCGCTTTCGGCTTCTGCTTGCGCTGCCTGAGCCTCCATATCGGCCTCGGCTCCTGCGTTCATCATGGCTTCGTATTCTCCTTCTGATTGTGGGTACATAATTATTTAAGTTGGTTCATGCGTTCGTTAAACAAATCCAATTGCTCCTGCTTTACGTGTGGCTCAAGTGCTTTTAAGTCAGCCTTTGTTTTAGCGTTTTTAATCATGGCAACCACTCGCTCGGCCTCCTTGTCAACCTTCACCGTAACGTCCACAGATTGAACGTCATAAACTTCCTCGGCTGTCTGCATCCCCATGAGAAGATCAGGCGTGTGAGCGCGCCCAAAGAAGGCAGCAGACCGATACATAAACATCTGGTCAGTCATGGTTTTCCATTTGCTATTCTTATCCCATCCCTCACCGACTACCATGTTCCAATCTACCTTAGTACTTTCAACCCGTTTGCCTTTCTTGTACTGGAAAGCTCGGCAGCCATAATCACCTTTACCTTTCTCGCCTGTGAACTCAAACTCTAAATCGTCATCAAATCGTTTAGATCCGTTTATCATGGCGATCACAAAGGAGCCTGACCATCCCGGATTACCTTTAACGATGTGAAGGTTTTGCATAACCATCAAAGGGCTTATGTTCATACGGTTAGCCATCTCCATTGCGATCATTACGTTGTCAACCCTTCCCTGGTACTTGTCAGGGACTAGCGTTGAGGTGGCGATCATCTTAGCTACCCGTTGGGCGTGTTCGAAGTTGGCCAAAGAAAAGGCACTATCGTTAATCGTTGCGGTTAATTGCGTGTTGTTATTTTCCATTATTTTCATGTTTAGAAGCGCACCAGTTACAAATAAAGATGCCGTTTATTTCTCTTACCTCCTCTTTTAAAAGGCGTTTTATTAGGCCTATTTTCTTTCCATTGACCTCAAAAATTAGGTCGTGACAAGTCGGGCATTCCCAGACGTATCGGTGAAAGGTCACCACCTGCGTC